TTGCTTCTCTTTCATCTCTTCTTGCTCTTCCTCGGTCAATGGTTGCCAGCCCATTTCAGAGATCGCACGCCCCAACGGAAGCATCCCAAGGGAGAACGCTTGCACAATTATCTTTTGCTTTTCGAGTGGATTCTCAAGCGATGGATCAGTATAAACAAATTCAACCGCCCAATCCTTAAATCCATTGGCCTCTAATATTTCAGTATATAGCGCCTCATATGGCTCTGAGATGATCCTGCGCCAGCCCCTAACCACCATCATAAGCAGTTCGAGAATCGGGGTCCCTGACGTACTTATGGCTTGGCCGGTCTGCTCAACAAAATCCCTAGGCATCAACTGTTGAAGAATTTCGGCCTTGAGATACTTGTCCACCTCGACCAGATCACCGACATTGCCAAGGTTGGGGAATATAACTTCGTGGTCACCGCCCCATAAGATCCCTATGTTATTGTTTCCATAATTTTTGACAAAGTCAACTGCCGCCTTATATGCCCGCTCGTATCGAGTGCCAACGCCGCCAACTGGTGGAGCAAGTAATTCTCCGTTGGCCCCTCGCATCTCATTAACTTTGACCACGCATCGCCCTACGCCCTTGTAGTTCACATTCTGCATGAAGGCTTTGCGGACAAATTCGAGTTGCAGCACGGTTGGTGCTATGCCTGCTAAATATGACTTGCCATCAGGATACCTAGACTTCTTGTCCCTAATGTGCATGATGCGGGCGGTGGGCAATTGGATGGGCACTTGCCCCTCTGCTTGAGTCTGCCAATATTGCATCTGCTTGGCCTTGATATCATAGGCAATGCCCTTCAAGACTCTGCCAGGAACATAGGCTTGAGTGTTTAGGGTGGCGGCTGGTTGCTCTGCCAACGAATAAGCATCGATGTATTGTAGCCAAGCGGGCGCATTCCAACCCATTTCGGTCTTTGGAAAGGAATATGAACCGTTGGGGCGATCTGCTACCCCCATCTCAACAAGCCCACTGCCAAACCCCATGCAATCTATGCCGGTTTGGGCCATCAGGGTTTCTGTATTGTAGATTTTGTCTAATCTCCACAATAGCTTTCTAACTTCAAGTGTTTTAGGCGAAAGCTTTTTTTGATTGGCATCTTCAGGATTGATGATCTTGATATCTCTTTCATTCAAAACCAGCATGAAGAGCTGCATGAGCAACCGGTCCACGCTGCCAGCTTCTAGGACTTGAAGCAACTTCTCGGCATCTAACCTATATGTATAGGCATCGATATCATAGGGATACGCCATGCCAAGAGGCGCGATGCTTGATGCATTGGCTTTCAATTCTGGAGCTATCTTTGATGCCAGAGACTGCCTTAGATTTTCAAACATGTATAACTCCAGAAATTAATATAAACCATCGTAGACTGTGGCACCTGCGAACGAGGTATCTGGTGGAAGCCACTTAGACGGTTCGGCGTGATTCTGAATGCCAGCGATACATAATTCTATACTGTCACATCCATCATCATGCGCATTCTTATCAGGAAAGATCCTAAACTGATTAATCAGCTCCCTATAAACCTTCGCCCAATCTTCCCTGAAGCAGAGTTGCCCATTATTGAAATGCGATTCCAGCGATCTAATCCTATCCACTTTTGGCTTAGTATGCCAGACAGGAATATATGGCACCGCAATGCCTGCCTTTTGCTGCTCCTGCTTGAGCACAATCTCAAAGTTGCTTCTCTGCCCTTTCAGCCAAGCGGATTGAGCGATCTCAAGGGAATTGGCTTCTATCCAGACAGTGCGATAATTATATTGCTGTTGGGATTCCACGAGTTTGCTTATGGACTTGCTTTGCACATCAACGGATAGATCGCATTCCCAAACGAGCCATCGGCCATCGGGTAAGACCGCGATTGTGACCAGTGCCGCAAAATCGTTGCCGCCTTTGGAGAGATCGAGAGCAGCGTATAGTTTGCATTTGGAAAGGTCGACACCGCCGGGATCGACCATTAGATTTTTGATTTTGTCTACATTAAAGATAGAGAATTGTAAGTTATGCGGATTCTGCTGATAAAGTGATTGCCAATCATATTCAGATGCCGCTCGGACCTTCTTGAGATGTGATAACGGATACCTATCGGGCCAAAGGGCTTCGCCAGGTTTCCTTGGATCATATGGAGCTATCGGTTCTTGAGCGATAGCCGGGAAACTGAGTACAACCCATTGGTCGGCTTCTGGGTCTTCGTCTGAGATTTTTAGGAGCTTGCCAGGAAGGTCTTCTTCGTGCCATCGAGTCGCAGTAATCAGAATTTTCGCATTTTTACCAGACCTGGCATAGAAATCGCCGTTATACCAACCCCAAGACTTTTCGCGTATGGTAGGAGATTCCGCCTCTTCCCTGCCCTTAAGCAAGTCGTCGATGTTTCCATAATTCATCGGTTGGCCAGATATGCCGCCGCCTCTGCCCGCACAGAAGTACCTACCAGAATGCCCTACAACCTCGAAAAGTGTCGAATTTCTGGCATAAGTACCATAGGCAGTATTTCGGATATTTCGGTCATATAACCGCGATTCTGGGAATAGTTCTTTATATTCAGGGGAATCCATAATCCGTTGAATATTCACGTTTAGAGTTTCGGCCAAATCCTTTGCATAGCTGGCAGAAACGAATTTGCCGTTTGGATTCCTTCCCAACACCCACGCCGGACCATAACCAGACACTATCATGCTCTTGCCATTCTGAGGCGGCATGAACAGCATCATGCGATCAATATCGCCAAATGCCCATCGTTCGTAGTGCTCACAAATCACACGATGATGCCAGTTTACTTCGTAATCCGGGTTAAGATAGCAAATGAAATCAAGTAGGCTTTGCCTTGCTATCTCCTTGTCTATCTCCTCGGGACTTAGCTGCAAGAGTTCTAAGCACTCTGAGTTCATCGACGGTGTACTTGGAGAGATCCGGCTTGATGCTGACATTTACATTCGATTCCATTGGCGGTTTTGCGAATTCCAGAACAGAACTTATGCACTTCTGCAAGCTTTGGCTCGCGGTTGCTCGGTCTTTTACTCCCTCAACCACAATCTTTCGAGGCTTGTCTTCGTCATCCGATTTGGGGAAAGTCTGCTTTCCAGAAGTTAGCAACTTATCCCACGCTTCTATCTCGCGGTCCAAGATGGCTAAATACTTTCCAGCATAGCGGTTTGCGTCATCAAGAACTGCTGATCTTACCGCTTCCACCTTTGCACTATTGATAGAGGTGGCCTGTGCTCGGGCTTCCTCTTGATAATTATTAACAGTTTTATATGTTACCTTTATTTTGAATTGGTCCTCGATCAGATTGACCAATGCCCGGCAGGTCATCAGATGATTATCTGCTATGAACTTTTCGATTTCGGGCGTTATCTTTGTCATAATCGGCATCTACCGGCGTTGTGTATTTTGTGTAATTTTTGTGTAAAATATCGCCCCCTCTCACAGGGCAATAGGCAAGGTATTCAAAGCTTTCCATATTGCTTAAGGTCCGCCGCGCGTCGTAACAGTGGCTTGGTGCCGCACGCGCCTCCCCGGAACCGCAGGATATCACTTCAAGATCCCGGATCAACGGCGCGGTTGGACTAGGAAGATTCGATGTCTGGCATTCGCATTTTATCGTTTTTGACATCTCGCTCGATGGAAACGATATCCCGCATACTTATCAATGAGAGAACGCCATCGTCGTCGAGTAGGATACTATCGCCCACGTTATCGACATTAACACTGCTCAACTGGAGCCACCCAGAGTGCCGTGTTCCGATTTTCGTTACAATCCGCAAATATGCATGCGGCCATTTGTTCAGAAATTCGCTGAACATGCTATCGTTTTTCATTTCAAATCACCTATTTTTGATGCCTTATGGGCATCAGTCATTTGACAAGCAGAGCCGAGGAAAGGGAGGATAGGAACCTCGGCTCAATGATAATCGCAAAGGCCGCCTCGAAACTCCGCGAGTGGCGGCCATCTATATCTTTTGCGAATTTCGACATCATTATTGGAGCGAAGGGAAGCCTACACCGATCTCTGATCGCTCCGTTGATCGGTTGTGCTTCCCGGCTATTATTGATTGCGTATTATCGAGTTGCAGCGGATAGATTCGCCCTAACATGGATGAGATTGAAATACACCAATTCATCCATCTCATCCAGGCCTCTTTCAGACTTGCGCCTCATCCCCAGCACAATTTGTCTATCGCAAGAGTAATCGATTCGGCCCATTGCGGTTTCCCCCATTTTGGCAATCGTTGACCGCCGCTCGCTATCCGAGGTACTAATGGCGGCTGATCAGGCAAATCGAGACCGAGATTTCCAGCATGATGCTTCTCGAAATACTGTTCCTCGCTCAAATGCTGCCCGATGAATCTGAGATAGGCAGGCTTATTCCGATCAGTGGCTTGTGCTTTTATCATGAAACCTCGGTACTATTCGCAGGATAGACGCGCCTTAACCGGGGCGTCCGTTTTTGGCTGCCTTCCAAAAAGAGTTAGGCAACCGCTTTCTTTCAACAGGCGGCGGCGTCCTTTCCCTAATAATTTTCTCGCCAGAGCCCCTTATTATGATATCTATAATTTCCGGTGAATTTGGACCATTAAAAACCGACTTGCAAATAGGACAATATGCATGGCCATCTTCATCAAAATCTATCACACATTGGCATTTCTTGCATCCATGCCTTGTGTATTGAGTATCGTAATCTTCACCCTTATTTAGGTTAGAAAAAGAGTTGCTCTTTGCCCGAAGTTCCCGGATGGTCAAAATTCCATGCGGTCCGCTAAAGACGGGTTCAATCTCACTATCCCATGCTTGACCAAGTTTTCCCACAGTCTCCCTCCGGGTAAAAATTGTTTGGTTCGTGATATCTAGGATATAGATTGCACTGCTGCTATATATATTTATGCATCTCCTGCCAATTTTATGCACCTATTCTTTCCCTGCCAATGTCTCCCTTCCAATATAGCGCGTGCTTCATTTCGATAACACGCATTGATCTTTCGTCGCTTCGAAAACGGCTTACAAAAGAATCCCGTTTCAAAGCAATTGAAGATTTTCCAAGCCCTGCGCAAATATATGTTTGTTGTTCCTGCACGACCTCCCGCGCGGCCATCGGACAACTCGAAACAGACCCGTGAGCAATATACATGAATGCAACCGGGACCGAGATTTCGCTCTACTTCCTTCCCACACCCTGCGCACCTCATGTTCTCCAGTACCTCCACGCGGCGTGTACCAAGCCCTCATTGACTTTTCGTCTATCCACCAGATGCGCTTTATATAGGCGGGATAATATTTTTGCTATCACATGTCGATCTTTGTCAGGAAAGATGGCAAGTATTTCAGATACCAGTAAGCCGCCACGTTTTGGCAGCTTGTCTATGATTTGCTCTCCGAGTTGTGGAGTAAATGATATGGTCGCGCCTGCCATCAGATTTCGCCTCTTCGAATCTTGCCATGATATTCGGCAATGATCGCCTTCAAGCCATCCAATTGTTCCTCGTTCAATTTGCCGAAATGGTCATTGACATCTTGCTTGTCATTGACATCAATTTGCAATCTTACGATGGGCATATAGCCTCCCTGACTTTTTCCAACCACGCCCACTTACGCAAATTAATTCCATTCTTTTCAACAATATATCGCATTGCAGCGGCCATATCTTTGCTTGAATGTTCCCAAGCCCAATCTTCCATTGTATGGCCATAAGTCTCTTCCAGGAGCCAATAGGCGCGGGATTCTAACTGCCAGATCCAGAAGGCAGTTGCTTGAATAGATGCTTGATCTTCGGGTCGCTGATATTTCTGCCCCGCCCAACCGCTCATGCTTTCCTCCCAAGACTATAAGTGATAAACGCCGCCATTGCTCCTATAAACGTTTCGTGATGCGCTCCGCGCC